GGACATTCTATTATGCATCTCAGATTGCCCCTGTGGCCCACGTCTCTGTGAAAGGAGAGGCTCTGCCTCCCAAGAAATGGCAAAATGGGTTAGTGCGTTCAATTATAGGATCTCCCATCACCCATTACATTATGTCGACAGTTTTCAATTATGGCCCCAATCATCATTTTGATTGGGAATCAACTCCCATAAAAGTCGGTATGCCTTTGAATGGGCATTGGATGTCCGATCTCTTTGCGAAGCACGGCCGTTTCGACATTCATGTTGAGGGCGACTTTACAGCCTTTGACTCCACTGTCGACGGCCCTATTATCGAGATCATCAAGGCAGTCCGGAAGCGTGGGTACGACTACCATAAAGACAGGTCTGCCATTTGTGATCTGATAGATATTTCATACGATCAAGTCCTTTCACAACAGTTAGGTCATACATCGACAGGTAATATTTTCCGTAAGGGGACCGGCGAGACCACTGGCCACTCATCCACATCGATGGATAATAGCATGGCCTTGACAATTTTGTACTTGGCTGCATGGAAGGAACTCACTGGGAAGAATGCCCGTGAATTCCTTTTCTTTAATGAGTTGTCCTGTTATGGAGACGACCACCTTTTGTCAATTGCCAATTCCAGGCCTCGCGCCTGGAATCCTCGTAACATCAAGAGGGTTATGTCCCGATGGGGTGTGACTAATAATTTAGAAGTTAAACCTTTGGCTGAATGTGAATTCCTTTCCAAGAGGTGTGCCCGTGTTTCAAACACACTAGCGGCTGAAATGCGAGTGCACGGTGTTGCCCTCCGAACCTACGCCGTCTGGCATAATAAGGCTAAGTTAGTTGGCAAGTTGGTGGCTCCTGTCAAGAATGCAAACCCCAACTACCAGGTCAAGAGGTTGCTGTCTTATATAACTCTGACTGCACATCACAAAGATGTTTATGATGGAATTTGCACTGCCCTCGAGTCATCTTGGCTTAAGAAGGCCCTAGTGGCATCAAAGCTCAAGGTGCCTTCTTATACTCAAGTGCTGAGGATGTGGTACAATCCTTCAGCTCAGCCTTTTCACCCAGACCCTGACCCTGATTCCCTTTTGGTTAACGATGGGTCATTAGTTCAATATGGGGTACCCACACTTGGTGATTATGTTTTAGCTGCTCTGTCTCAAGTGCCAGACCTGCTCAATCCAGTTGTTTTCAATATGGGTTTTAGCCGTGCTTTTCAGTCTCAGTTGGCCCCTCTTTTGGTTTGGGTGGTTGACTTTATAGCTTCAACCAATGGCACTCCCACAAGTGGCATGTTAAACTGGGCCTTGAGGGGGTCTGTCTATTCTTGGCTGGACACTGATGTCTGCGTGCCTGGAACTTCCAGGTCAAATTGGTCATCTCTCCTGGTGAGACACTGGCTTTTTACCAGCTATTGCAAATGGGGTCCGAAATTCGGAACTTTCAGAATGGGCGAATTTCTAGTTCGCCGCATTTCGAATTTGCAATTCTTAATAAATGGATATGTGCACCGGGATTTTCCACGAGTGGACCCTGCTCTCGATAAAGTCCTTGTGGCCGCACTGCTCGGGCTTATCGTGCACGTCCCCGATTGGTTTCTTTTGGTTAAGGGTGTCCATCTGCCCGAATTCTCAGTCATTTTTGATTATGCCTGGAATTGGGTTATGTCAACCATTTGGATGGCAGTGCCTTCTAACTACAATGAACTTGACCCTCTGTTTGCAGTTGATTTTAAGGCCCATTCTCCTTTATTGATCACCGCACCTACTGGCACGGGCAAGTCCACTGGACTTATTTACCATTTGGCTTGCCATGCTGCCATTTGTTTTCAAAAGGTAGTGGTGGTTGAGCCAAGGTCCCTGCTTGCAGTTGGTTTACGGGATTATATGACTTCTACATACGGTCTCGATTGCACTGCTGGAACCCTCGGGGAAGATTTCAAGGAATCCGCCCGGGTTTGGTACATCACTCCAGAGTCCTTGTTGGCCAGAATGCATTTAGTCACAAAAGACTTTCTTTTTGTGCTGGATGAGGCACATATTGAAGAAGATGCTTACCGGCTGGTGAAAGAAATTTTGCACTCTCTGCCTGTTGGGCTGGTCTACACAACCGCCACTCCAACAGATAAAATTATGGCAAAAGTTAAGACCGTCATAGACCTGCCAGTGGCTTCCATTTGGACAGTTGATTCCCGGATCGTAAACTTGAACAAAGTTGAGTACTTGTCGGCCTGGATGCAAAAAGCCCGCGATCTGGTAGCCAACTGCCACCCTAGGACTAGGATGGCAATTATTGTTGACACTCCTGAGATGGCTGATTCAGTAGCCACCCTTGCAAATAGGGAATGCCAGGTTCTTTCATCCAAGACCTCTCGTACCATTGACCCGCGTTGTCAAATTTTCGTGTGCACCAATGTCATTGATGTTGGTGTCACCATTCCGGATCTTCATGAAATCCATTTTCCTGGGTGGGAATATCATGGAGCAATGGGACGTTTTGCTCTGTCGGCTCAGACATCCGCACAGAGGCGAGGTCGGGTGGGCCGCACATGTAATGGACTGGCTTTTCAATACAACCCTCCAGTCACGTTGCCCACTGTGGACATCCCAGTACGCTTGTCCGAGTCTTCTTGGAAGTCTCTTCTTCAAAGTGGTGTTCCACCTAGTCTGGTGAACCACTTTGATTCTCACAGCCTGTGTTCTTTGCTGGGTTTTCCGCAAGAAACGACGTCAAGAGAAGACTGGAAAGACATCGTGCGGTGTGCAGATGTTTTCATAAGTAATCTTCGTCCTGTGTTTAGGGCCAATGTGGCTTCAGAAGCTGCTTCAGGAATGTTAGGCCGCCCGGCCACATTAACCCACACGGGAATGGGTAGAATTAGTGGCAATTGGCGGCAAGACAATGGCTTGCTTTTTGAAGATGCAGTCAAGTCTGTGACTCATGTGGTCAATACTTCTTTAGGGCTACAGACTTCCGAAGAAGGCAAATTGGCCCTTGATGGCCTGTCCCGTGTTCCAGGTCCAATTCTCTCTGTGGGGCCATTGGCCACCGCATTAATGTCTTCAATTAAGGATGGTATATCTAAGGAATGGAACCACAGAAATCGAAACTATACAGGAACTTTTGAAGAAGTTTTTGAAGTACCTCGCATTTTGTCTCTCTTGCAAGAGATTAGTCAGTTGTCTGAAGAGGTCTAAAGGACCGAAACGGGACTAGTGCCCGTCGCACTATGAATAATTCAGAAGCAACAACGCCGATGGTCGCCATCACCAAACAGTTAGAGCGCTGCCGTGCTCACGAAATAGAATA